ACCTCAATGGGTATAGTTCAAAGAAATAATGAATTATTCCAAGCGGGTAATTTTAAATATAATAATGACAGTATCTATTCTATGTTAGGTATTAAAGCACCAAACCAAATATTAACTGAGACTAGGGGCTTTGATAGTGTTGATAGAATAAACATGGAAAGAAAAAGATTAGTTGATCGTATCATTTTACCTTTAGCAAATTTTAAAAACTTAGTTGAAAGTGATAAAGAGAAGGCTACAAAGCTAGATAAGAAAAAAACTAAAGAAGCTAATAAAACTAAACCCGAACCCGATCACACAATTAAAAAGTCTAATGACAAAATAATTGCTAATGCGATAAGAACAACGGCTAATAGGGTTTTATATCCATCTTTATTTATAATGACCTTAGACAAATCTAATTATAAATTTGATAAGAAGGTTGTTAGAATAAATTTATTTTGTTTAAAAAATGAAATTGTTAAATCAATTTTTGGTTTAGATAATGACAATCTAAAAAAAGCAACAGATAGTAAGGTTTATTTTGTTGATTGTAATTTCAGTTTATTAGATAAATTATCTCAAAAATATATGTTTAATATTTCTATTGATCGAAGCATTACAAGTAATGAAGAGGCCGAAGATCTTGAAGATGTAACAGATGAAGCAACAAGCGGTGAATACACACCCGAGAAGGCTGAAAAAATGATGAAATCTATATGCTCACAATTAACTTATTTAGATGATAACAACGGGCTAGATCAAATTCTTAAAGTTGAAAACCATATTAGAACTTTAACTAATTATGGCGTGACGCTTGAAGAGATAGTTGAAACCGCTAGAAAACAATCTAAAAATGGCGTAGTCAAAGACCTTTACGGGTCATGGGTCGTTGATAATGCTACCTCAGTTGAATTAAAAGGTAACACAATTGATGAATTAAAAGGGTCATTTAATAAGCAATTTAAGATTGCCGTTTAATTAATAATAATAAACACCAAAGAACCCCCTGAAATACGGGGGTTTTTTATGCCTAGAATTAGCCTTATTTCATTTATAAATTAAGCATTATTAACTTAATAAAAAGGTATAAAAAATATGAGTAAAAAAGAAATAATTAAGAAGGGTGTTGAATTGTATAATAAACACTTTCCAAATGATAAGCACATAACAGAAAAAGAAAAAAAAAGCGTTGTAGAATTCTTTATAAAATTAAATGAATTCACAAATAATAATAATGATATTGCTAGCAAAGTAATTAAGGTTTTAAGGGAGGTGAAATAATATGACACTATCAAAAAAACACTTTCAAGCTATTGCGGATATTTTAGGCACATCATATCAAAATAATTTGCATAAATATAATGATGAGAAATTACTATCTTCATTTTGTGATTTTTTCAAAAAAGAAAATCCCAATTTCAACAAATCAACCTTTTTAAAAGCTGTTGATAAAGCTAATAAAAAAAATAATGATCTTGTTGATGCTCATAGATTATTAAAAGCTGAAAACCAATTTCACAAAGATTGTGCTGATCAATACAAAAAACAAGCAAGGGTTTTACAAAGCAAGGTTAAGACCTATGAAGCTGATATTGAAGAAGCTAATAGAAAAAAGCTAAGATCTAAATTAAGATCTTCAAATGATTTAGATAAGTCAAAATCACTTTGGTAGAATATCAAAACTAATTAATAGTTCCCTCTCAGCACCCCTTAGTAGCCACTAGGGGGTGTTTTTTTTTATATCCAATTATAATTCCAAGTAGTTTCCAAGGGGGTCTATAGTTACAAAATTTCACACTCCCTAAGTTCTCACAAATCGTTAACCAAGTTACACCCAAGGGTAACCCCTAGGTAATACAAATAAAAAACTAAGCTACAACCACAGAAAAACCACAGGGTAGGCGGGGGTCAACGGGGGTGGTGTATATAGTATATATGCCATTACCAGAAAATCTGGGGTATCCCTGTTAACCATGGGGGGCAAGGGAATATTCTAGTAAATATACTAGGGAATACCCTAGGGGGGTAGCTGTAAAATCTACTGTAGTATATATATTAGACCCCCCTGGCAGTGCCTAATAACATTATACACACCATATCCCTATTTGTCTATTGCTATAATGTCGCATATGAAATTTAACCTAAAAAAAACTTGACAAAATCGGTAATCATCACTATAATAGAACCTATATATTATTCAAAGGACATATATACACGAACATTCAATAGAACAAAAAGGGTCATCACGAATAATATACTAATTATGCTAGATCTAGACATAAACAAAGTAAAACAACTTCCTTTCAAAGAAATAATGGAGCTAATAAACGCAAATAATGGATTCTTCTATAACGAAAACTCAAAAAAGAAACTTAACAGATATGCAGGAGAAGTTCCTAGACGCACTTTTTACAGAAGCTCAGGGAAATCCACGAGAGGCAGCAAGGATAGCAGGTTATTCAGAGCATAGCTATCCGAAAGTTGTACGAAATTTAAAAAAAGAAATTACAGAGCTGGCGGAAACCCACTTATCAACCCACTCTGCAAAAGCTGCCACTAGGTTAACCTCCTTACTAGATGAAGACGGCACTACACCACAGGCAAGTATTCGTCTAGCAGCAGCGAATTCACTATTAGATAGAGTTGGTATCACAAAAAAAGACCAATTAGATATTAATATGAAAGCTCTACACGGAATATTTATACTACCACCAAAAGATGGAACCGATAAAGATAAAAAAGAAAGCTAGAACCATACCTTTTGGTTTTAAACAGGCCGAAGATCCACAATATCTAGAGCCTGTAAAAAAAGAATTAAGTGCTCTTAGTCAAGCAAGAGAATATTCAAAGACTTGTTCACTAAGAGAGACTGCACAATGGCTACATAGAAAAACAGGAAGATACATATCACATGTCGGACTTAGAAAAAGACTTGCAAGAAATAACACCACCGAAACCGAAGAAAATAGTTCAACAGAAAGCCAAGAAGTCAGTTAAACAGATACTAGCTCGCACTCGTAAGAAAGTTGCAAAGGCAGAACAAACTCTACGTTCTGCTAAGATGTCAGCAGAAAATACCAAGAAGAAGTTGTTAACTATAGACAAAGCTCTAACTGGTAAAGAGACTCAATTACTTACCGAAGACATAATCGAGAGTGCACCTAAGAACGTACAAGAGCATGTGCAAAACCAAGAAGTTATCTTTAAGCCTAATTCAGGTCCACAGACACAATTTCTTGCAGCTTCTGAAAGAGAAGTTTTTTATGGTGGAGCACGAGGCGGTGGTAAATCATATGCGATGTTAGTAGACCCGCTTCGTTATTGTACATATGCAAATCACAGGGCACTCCTAGTGAGGAGGACAATGCCTGAGTTAAGAGACTTAATTCAAAAGTCTCAACTATTATACTCAAAAGCATTTCCTAATGCAAAATGGAGAGAACAAGAAAAAGAGTGGCGATTCCCATCAGGGGCAAAGATAGAGTTTGGTTACGCAGAGAACATGACAGACGTTTTACGTTACCAAGGTCAATCGTACACATGGATAGGAATAGACGAACTTCCACAATATCCTTCGCCAGATATATATAATTTTCTAAGATCTTCTTTAAGATCGGTAGATAAAGATATACCTGTTTATTTAAGAGCTACAGGTAATCCAGGGAATATTGGTTCCCAGTGGGTACGAGAGATGTTCGTAGAACCTGCAGAACCAAATACAGCTTTTGATGTAGGGGTAGATACACCTAATGGTAAAAAGTATATTACCAGAAGATTTATCCCAGCTAAGTTACAAGATAATCCTTATCTTATGCAGACTGATGATTATTATATCATGCTTGCATCTTTACCTGAAGTACAGCGTAAACAATTTTTAGATGGAGATTGGGATGCATACGAAGACTCAGCGTTTCCAGAATTTAATAAAACGACCCATGTGGTTGAACCTTTGGAGATACCTAGAGGCTGGTACAAGTTTCGTGCTGCTGACTGGGGTTATTCTTCTCCTGCTTGTGTTCTATGGTTTGCTGTTGATTATAATAACAATCTATGGATCTATAGAGAATTATATACGAAGAAAGTAACAGCAGATTATTTCGCAAGAAATGTATTGAGCCTAGA